AAGGTGGTCCTGTTGTTAAGTCTCGTAAGCAAGCAGTGGCGATTGCTTTATCTGAAGCAGGTATGGCTAAGAAAGGAAAGAAGAAATGAAACCATGTCCAGGATGTCCAACACCAGCAAAGTGTAAGAAGGCTGGTAAGTGTTTGATGAAAGCTAAAGAAGTAAAGCGTAAGAAATGAAGCAAGGACTATACGCTAACATCCACGCTAAACGTGAGCGTATTGCTGAAGGCTCCAAAGAAAAGATGAGGAAGCCTGGAAGCAAAGGTGCTCCTACAAACAAGGCTTTTAAGGAGGCAGCAAAAACTGCTAAGAAGAAATGAAAGATCCTCGCTTAGAAAGAGCAGGAGTGTCTGGTTATAATCGCCCTAAAAAAACACCAGACCATCCTACTAAGAGCCACGTTGTTGTAGCAAAGGACGGTGATCAAGTTAAGACGATTCGTTTCGGTCAACAAGGTGTATCTGGTTCTCCAAAGAAAGAAGGAGAATCAGCTTCTTATCGTAAACGTAGGGAATCCTTTAAAGCTCGTCATGCCCAGAATATCGCTAAAGGTAAGATGTCAGCGGCCTACTGGTCTGACAGAACTAAGTGGTGAAATAAATGGCTACAAGCTATCTAGATCTAGTTAATGCTGTATTGCTACGAGTACGAGAGCCTACTGTACAGACTGTATCTCAATCTTCTTATTCACAGTTGATTGGAGAGATGGTTAACGAAACTAAGAGAGAAGTTGAAGACTCTTGGAACTGGGCTATTCTACGTACAACTAAGACCATAACCACTTCAGCAACAGTCTATGGTTATGAGATCCCATCAACGAATCCACGAACAAAAGTATTAAGTGTTTATCTTCCTAGTGCTCACATGTATTTGGAGAAGGTCTCTGAAGATCGTATGAACACCTTATTGTTCGTAAATCCTACACAGGCTGGTAGACCTTACTACTATAGTTTTGGTAGTTCTACACCAAGCACTGGTGTCTTAACACTGAATGTATTCCCTATTCCTGATCAAGCTTATACTATCAAAGTAGAGTGTGTCGTACCACAGGAAGATCTTGTCAATGACTTAGACAACGCATGGTTGCCTAAGGATATGATTGTACAAGGTGCTTATCTTCGTGCTATCAATGAACGTGGTGAAGATGGTGGTAGGTTATCTGATCAGCAGTCAGAACTATATCGTAAGACTGTAGCTAACTATATCTCTATTGAAGCTGAACGCTTTAAAGATGAGATTACCTGGGATGCTGTATAATGGCAGATCAACTCAAAGCCATCAGTATTGTTGCTCCTGGCTTTGCTGGACTTAACACCCAAGACTCTTCTGTATCACTGACAAAAGACTATGCTCTTATTGCTCAGAATGCAGTGATTGATCAATTCGGTCGTATCGCTGCTAGACGAGGATGGGATAATGTTAATACCGCTGCAGGGTATAATAACGAAGAACCTTCTCTTATTTTCCAAGTTGTAAAAGAAGATGGTTCTACGCTTATCGCCACCATTGGTGATAAAAAGATCTTCACAGGAACAACAACACTTACACAGGTCTATGCTGATGCTACATGGACAGCACAGGACTGGAAAGCTGTTAACTTTAACGAACATACTTACTTCTTCCAACGTGGTCATGATCCTTTATTGTATGATCATACCGCTAACGTATGGCAGAAGATGTCAGCACATGGTTCGTACTCAGGTACTGTACCGTTAGCTAACGAAGTATTAGCAGCTTATGGACGCTTATGGGTTGCTGATACGACATCCGATAAGAAGACTATTACGTGGTCAGATTCATTGATTGGTTATAAGTGGAATGGTGGTACTCATGGTTCATTGAGTATTGAGTCTGTACTTACCAACGGATCTGATTCAATCGTAGCCTTAGCAGGCTTTAATGGTTTTCTAATCGTATTCTGTAAGAAGTCAATCATCATCTATAGCGGAGCTGCTGTAGATCCTACTACTAACTTAACACTTGTAGAAGTCATTGATGGTGTTGGTTGTATTAGTAGAGACTCTGTACAAGACATTGGATCAGATATCTTCTTCTTATCTGAAACAGGTGTCCGAAGCCTTGGTCGTATCATCCAAGAGAAATCAGCACCTTTGTTCGATATATCAAGGAATGTTAGAGATGACCTCATCTCTGATGTTATAGCTAACAATAATAACCCAGAGATCAAGTCAGTATACTATGAGAAAGATGGTTTCTATCTACTGACATTACCTACTCGTGGTATTACGTATTGCTTTGATCTAAAGAGTCGTCTACCTGATGGTTCTTGTAAAGCAACCACATGGACACTATCACCTAAGACTTTATTTGCTACCAATGATAGACTTCTTTATCTTTCTCGTCCTGGCTACATTGGTGTGTATACAGGAAATAATGATAATGGTGCTGCCTTCCGATTCGCATACTACACTTCACACATCGATGCGGGATCAGCATTTATATTAAAGATCCTTAAGAAGATTGTGTTGTTGATCATCGGTGGTCAAGCTACTAATGTGTTCTTAAACTGGGGTGTTGACTATGGTAATTCGTATCAATCAGCACAGATCCAGTTACCAGCACAGACTCGTGCTGAATACAACATCTCTGAGTATAACATCGCTGAATACAATGCTGGTATCTTAATCAATACGGTTAGACAACAAGTTAGTTCTACTGGTAGGGTGTTTCAGATCGGTATTGAAGCAGACATCAGAACTGACATCTTTTCTGTACAACAACTGGATGTATTCGTTAAATCTGGTAGGGTTATCTAATGAGTAACTATACGAAAACTGTTAACTTTGCTGCTAAGGATTCCCTACCTAGTGGAAACCCAGCAAAGATTATTAAAGGTACTGAGATCGATACGGAGTATAACAACATTGCTTCTGCTGTGCAGACTAAGTCTGACATAGCATCTCCTACGTTCACAGGCACTGTAACAATCCCAACACTCAATGTTACTACATCATTCACTGGTAACTTTGATGTTGACGGAGGAACATACTAATGAGCACTTCTCTTCGTGCTGGAGACTTCAGAGCCACTGAAGGTGATGAAGGTTTGTTTAATTTAGCTGGTGGTAATCCTACAACCAATGTAGACCCTGCTAAAGCTGCCTTCGATGCTGCTACCAGCGACATCACTAACCTGTATCAGACACTACTACGTAGATCTCCAGACAAGCCTGGACTAGATTGGTGGGCTAGTGTTGTCAGCAGCGGTAACGCTACACTGCAGGATGTAGCTAATCAGTTTAGGAACAGTGCTGAGTACAAAGTAGTTACTGCTTACAATGATGTCTTAGGTCGCTATCCTGAGCAGGCTGGTCTAGACTGGTGGGTTAAGCAGGCTACGGATCAGAACCTTACTGTAGATCAGTTAAAGAATGAACTAAGTAAGACTCCTGAATTGATCAGTAAACAGTTAGCACCATTGCAGTCTAAGTGGGATGCTGAAGTAGCTAACCAAGAACAACCAGGAATACAGACTGATATCAAGGTAGGACAGATACAGTTTGGTGGTAACGAATGGGATGCTTATCGTACTCCTAATGGTAATCTGATTATTCAGAAACTTAATGCTGATCAGTCTGGTGTTGGTAAAGGACAGTACAAAGGTGACTTCTTAGATCCTACAACAGGTGAAGTAACTACTCGTATTGTAGATCGTAGTAAGATGCCTACCTATGGTAAAGTTATCATGGGTGGTTTGTTAGCACTTGCTGCAGCTAATCCTGGTTTGTTTGACTTAACTGGAGCTGCTGCAGGTACTGGTGCAGGCTCTACAGCAGTGGCAGGTGTTGAAGGTGCTATATCACAAGCAGCAACAACAGCACAGAATACAGTATTAGCTAATGGTGGTTCAATGGCTGCAGCTAATGTTGCTGCCGATGCTGCTGCTAGTGCAGCCGCTGCAGGTGCTTCCGTATCTCAAGCAGTAGCTACAGGTGTTAATGCTGCTACTGGAGCTACTACAGGTGCTACTACTACTACAACCGCTACAGGTACGCCAACAGGTACTACGACAGGTGCGGCTACAGGAACAACCACAAGCACTACAACAGGAACTACACAAACTGGAGGTGGTTTATTCTCAGGTGGTTCAGGATCTGCTGTAGCTGGTGTAGAGGGAGCTGCTTCACAGGCTGCTACAACAGCACAAAACACAGTCTTAGCTAATGGTGGTAGTGTTGCTGCAGCAAACGCAGCCGCTGATGCAGCCGCTACTGCAGTTGCTAATGGTGCTACAGTACAACAAGCTGTTACCACAGGTGTTGCTGCTGGTACAGCTACTGGTAGTACAGGACTTCTTTCAGGAGCTTCTACAAGTTCTTCTGGATTAGCTGTTGGTGGTGTTGAAGGCGCAGCTTCACAGGCTGCTACAACGGCGCAGAACTCAGTTCTTGCTAACGGAGGGTCTGCTGCAGCCGCTAATGCAGCTGCTGACGCTGCAGCCAAAGCAGTTGCTAACGGTGCTACAGTGCAGCAAGCTGTTGCTACAGGAATAAGCACTGTTGCTACAACCACCGCAACTAACGCTGCTGCAAATGCTGCTGGTAACGCTGCTGCAAATGCTGCTGGTAATGTCGCAGCCAACGCTGTTGGCAACCTAATCAGTGCTGGTGTCAGCTACGAACAAGCTAAAGCTGCTGCTGATGATCTGTTAGCTGCAGGTAAACTCAGTCAACAAGAGTACAACAATTTAGCTACCAACATCCAAGGACAGTATAACCAGTTAGCTACAACTACTGGACAGCAACTAGGTGAGTTTACTCCCTATGGTGTTACTACTAATCTGTTCGGACAAGGTGGACAAGCTATTCAGAATGCTGCAATGCAAGCAGCACAGCAATCTTTTAATCAAGCTGGTTTAACTAATGTTGATCAACTATCCCAAGATTATTACAATAAGCTATCTGCTTTGTCTGCTCCTGATATTGCTCGTCAGCGACTAGCAACAGAGGAACGCTTACGTGCTCAAGGTAGATTGGGTGTAAGTGGTGCTGCTTATGGTGGTTCTTCACCTGAACTGTTAGCACAAGAGCAAGCTATAGCACAGCAGCAAC